ACTGGCTAAAACATACTCTTTCTTTCACTATTGGATAGATGAAAAGAAAAGCCTAAAGGATTGGTTTTATAATAATGCAATAACTACGGACATGTTAGGCAATGTAAACGGGGAATGGTTGGAACATCTATTAACGAAAAGAAGAAATACACTATTCGGCAAAAGGAATATAACCATTAGCCAGTCAGTGGGTGAATTATTAATAGAGGGTGATTATAAGCCCTTAGCAGTAACATTTTGCAAAGTATTGGACTGGGCTTTTAATGAGCCAAACCACTGTATTAACGCTTATAATCAACTCAAAAAAAATGGAAGTAACTAAAACAGTAAAAGAGATTAAAGAAATACTGGAGGCGGCTTATACGTACTTGACATTTACAGATGACCGTAAAGTTGAGTACAGTGAAAAAGCCTCCAAATTTAATTGGGCGTACTTTAAGTTGGAAAAGGTAATAAAAACCAAAGTCACCGACTGGTCGGAGGACGCAAAGATTGAACATGCGGCGGCGGATGATAAAGGAGTGCTCTTGGTAAAGGATGCAAATTATCAGTACACAAAGGACGGCAAAAAGGGCTTATTGGCTGCATTGCGGGCCATTGATGAAAGGCCAATTACATTTGTCCCGTACCTGTGCCAGGATGAAAAGATAAATGCAGAGATCAGAAGCTTTGAGCCTCATTTTGAATTGTTGGCCGGGGTACTGATTCCTACGGAACCGGAGCCTATAATTCGTATAAATGGCGCAGATAACAAACCAACAATTAACTATACAGAAATAGAGGCATAATGTACCGTTTTAGAATAAATTCTACCCCAATAGATGAACCATTCGGATGGGATGGGGTGGAATTTATTTTGAAACGGGCAACGAATAACGCTACACAGCCAGACCAGCACGGGGTTGATAGGCAACTCACCAGCGATTTAACTTTTACGGGTGAGGCCGGGGTATTGCTTCGTGATTTGTACCAAACGGATTTTATTGATGCGGATGCGACTTTTACGGTGGAGGTTCTTTGTGCCGGCGAATGGACGGATTTTTACCAGGGGGTTTTTAACTTCATGTTTTATTCTTACCAAAACGGAGAGGTAACTATAAAAATTGAGCCCTCAACCTTTGATAGGATATTTAAAAGTCGCATTAATACGCCGGTTGATTTGGCTGCGTTGCTGTCTTTGGATGGCGATACAATCAGCAATATTCAGCCTAAAGCGGTTGGATTGCATTCTAAAACTTTGCGGGATTTATCAGGATTTAGGACAGAGGAACAGTTTTCGTTCCCTGAGGTTTCCGGAGATGCAGGAGCGAGTTACTCTTCTGCATTGAATATTTTTTGCCCCCTGCTTACAATAAAGGGCATAGTTCGTACCTTTGATCCCCCTGTTCCCGCACCAAGAATATACGAAACCGATGGCAACATCCCTGGCGATGTGCTAAGATATGGCAGCTTTATACAGGCAGAACAGGGAGGAACGTACACACTAGATGCGCAATTGTCGGGCAGCTTGCATTTTAGATGGAACGACGGAACGCTAAGATTCGAAGCACCTATATTTTTTGCAGCTTTCAAGGTTAAGGAAGACGGATCAAACGGACAGTTATTTGGTGCTACGCAATTGTACGGCACGCTTGCCACTAGCCCGTCTTGCAATTTTGGTACGGGGCTTTGTGATACGATTATTAATTTTAGCACGAATAACATATCAATTGAGGTTGATGCAGAGGCAACTGATTTTATAGGGTATGTTTTTTATTGCCAGGATATACATATTCGGGATAGTATTTTTGATGAAGTTGGGGTATACGTTACACTAAACATAAATTCAGGAAGCTATGCCATTTACTATGCGGACAGCACATACAAACCCACAACAGTAAAAGGTTATTGTGTGCATGAGGCATTCGCCAAGATATGCGAGACAATCACTGGGCAAGTTGATTGTTTCAGGAGTGATTATTTCGGCAAATTGGATTCCCAGCCTCGGCAATACGATGAAGTGGGTATAGGGGCGTATAACTTCATTACCACCGGTAAGAATATACGCAATATGCTGGATAAAAATAATGTGCCTTATCCAATACAGATTAGTTTTAGCGAACTTTTCCAGGCTCTAAATGCTGTTCATTGCCTGGGGTGGAATGTGGAATATGACAATGGGGTTCCCTATATCAGGGTAGAGAACCGCTCGTATTTTTACCGATTTGAAAACGATATTACCCTTAACAATGTTGCAAATATTACTTATTCACCGGCAACGGCCTATATTATAGGGGACGTTACAATAGGATATGATAAGTATCAATTGAACTTTGGGGAGGTGAATGGTTTTGATGAGTTCAACTCACAAAGGGACTACAGGATAGGCGTTAAAAAGGCCAAGGAACAAACAAAGGCTATAAGTAAATTAATATCTGCCGGCCATGTGATCGAACAAACCCGTAGGCGGCAATACTCAATAAATGACAGCAAAGACTTTGAAACAGACGATAACTTTTTTCTTATCTGTTTAAATCAACAAGTAGTTACAACGGATCTTTACACCGATCCCCCAGTAATTACTTCTTATCAGGCGGGCGAAGTGTCCGAACGTGCCGAACGCTTTACACAGTATGACAATATAATTGTACCAACGAAAAGCTACAACCTAAGAATAACACCGGCCCGAAACATGCAAAGGTGGTTGAACTGGTTTAAATCCTCATTATTCCGCAAATCAGAACCTAAGATCAGTTTTCAAGCTGGTAAAGCTAATTTCCAACCCATTACCCAACTTATCAATACCGATAACGAATACGATCTTTACCCAATAGATGAGGAGGCGGATTTTACAAATGATAGTAACAATTTAATAACCGCAACACCTGACTATGTACCCATTATTGCGTCGTTTTCCTATCCCATAACACAGGCTGAATTTAATACAATTGTAACTGGCGGTTATAAGAATATTAAATTCTCCTGTGATGGGGCTAATTACTATTATGGGTACATTCTAAGTCTGAAATACCAGCCAAACGCTCCAGAGGGAGGCATAGCAGAATTTGAACTGCTTACCACATACCCGCTTGGTGAGGCGTACTCGGATGGGTATTCAGATGGGTATAGTTAACCATTCCACACAACTAAAGTATCCCCGGTTTCAAGTATTTTTACCCAGCAGCTTTCTGGAAGAAATGAACACGTATCCCATTTGCTCGGAATACCAATACACAGTAATATGTCATCGTCTACTCTTTGAACCACCTTGCCCATGTATTGCGGTTGTTCCCAATTTATTATCACTGCCAATTTACCCAATGGTAAATCTCTTGCTAATATACCTGTAGGGTTCTTTTCTATTAATCGTACCATGTTATTTAAATTTAATGATTATTAACCAAGTACTTAAGCCACATTTTAATCGTGTGTTCCGGTTCATTCCACCAAAGATCAGATATATTAACGGTCCTTTCCTCGTGCATGTGGCCACGATTAGGACAGTACCAGTCATGTACTATTTCGTTTGTTTCGTGCCTTAAGGCCGTTTCCTCAAACTCTTCAAATGTTATGTGCTGGTCTATGGTTTCATCACAGCCAGATTCAGCGTAAAAGGTTATTACTTCGTCGGTGCGGTCTAAGATTACTATGTTCATGTTATTGTGGTTTATGGTTGTTTTTTACGTGTTCGATATTCTGTTTTAGTTCTTGTATGATATTAATAATGCGGTTATCATTAGTTGAATTTAGAAATGAAAATAAAGAAAATAATCAGTCCTACACATAGGAATAGGTAGCTTAATGTTAGTAGAAATTCAATAATTTTTGGCTCCATCTTTGTGCGTTTATGTTGATACAAAGATAATGAAAAAAATTATATTAGCAATAGCACTAATAAAAAAAATTATATTATATTTGTGGTATGAAAAACAGAATACTACATCTCACATTGTCTAAGATGCCTTTTGATGTTATGGTAACGGGCGAGAAAACCACAGAATATCGCAATAACTCAAGATGGATATTGTCCCGTCTAAAAGGGAAGGGATATGATTTTATAAAATTTATTAATGGATATGGAAATCATAGACCATTTTTTATTGCAAGATTCAGGGGCTGGGATGTAGAGGCAAACCCACATTCGGCACAATACTCCAATGGGCTAAAAATACATTCAAAAATAGGAACGGTTAAAATATATATTGGGGAAATTATAGAAACAGGTAATTTGAGTTAAAATTTATATCACTCCTTTAGCCTTTAGCATGTTCTCAAGTTCATCTAATTGCGCCACCGCTCTAGTATCTGCGTTGGCGTAATTTTTTATGTTGTTATTGATATGGTCCAGGTCTTTCTTTAAAAGTTCGTGTTCCTTTTTCTGCTCCAGAATCATATCTTTTAATTCCTGATTGCTTTTTTTGAGTTCCTTAAAATCGTCGTGATAGCCCTTAATAAAAAATACAACGAGTGCGACCATTGCGCCAGCTATCCATTTGCCAACATTAACAACTATATCAATAATATCTAAATCGTGGCTCATGTTATTGGAAATCGTCGAAAATACAGCCTTGTAATTGTATAAATCTAAGCCCTTGCATTTCCTCAAATGTCTTACCGGACAAATCAGAACAATCAATATCATAGAATAGTGCTACCTCTTGCGTCCTGAAGTTGCAAGTCTCATCGAATACGTAGATGGTGTATTCTCCGTTACAAAGCCCATCAAATACGGTGGGGTCAAGTGATGACGTTTTTATCCAGGTAAAACCATCAATTGAAACATAATAATATGCCGTATTAATATTCGGGCTTACTATAATTTGCCCATCACAGGCCACTGCATTAGTCGGGTTTATCTGATAGAAAATAATTTCAACGTCGTTAGGGTTTTCGGGGATTGCCCCCTCTCTGGTATCGTAAAACACAAATCTATATTCGCAGTATTCCGGAAGGCAATCAACGGAAATACTAACCTCTAACTGATCACCTCCGTTGTCTGTGATTGTGCCCACGTTATAAGCCACTATACGACCGTCTATGTTTCTTGCTATCCCGACTGCAATATCAGAAATAGATAAATCTGTATATGTTAAAAGTTCTCGATCAACCAAAATATTAACCGTATCACCATTAATGACTGGCATTTTATAGACTGTATCAATTGGAGATACAGGAGGCAAAACACCTCTACACAAATAATCATTATTAGGTAGCTCAGAGCAAATATTAATTTGTCTTGATATGGTGGCAGCACAATAGCGAACGGGAGTAAATCTGTAAAAGTTGGTAGGGTTATAGTCAAATTCTAATTCATAGCAGGGGGATAATTCAATGGTAACGGTCTGCGGTACGGCCTGGTATGGTATTACCTTATCAGGGTAGGGGGAATAGGATATGTAAATTACATAGTTTTGGTTTTCCGTTACTGTGATAGTGGCCTCCCCATTTTCGTCAGTAAAGTATGTAGCAACCTCTGAACCGTCAAAAAACAGTACAACCCTGGCCCCCTCCAGTGGGTTATCATTGCGATCTTGTACGGTGATTAGTTGATTCATTTTCGTAAATATACGAAAAAAGCAAAATAAAAATTGATAAAAAAAATTACAGTAAATAAGGGGTAATAAAAAAAATTATACTACCTTTGTGAGGTACTTAATAATACAACAATGGATTATAAAGATTTTCTAATTAATAAGCAGAAGGCCGTCATTCATAGCGGCGTAGATGTAAATGAGGAGTATTTAAACCCTTTCATGTTTGCATTTCAAAAGTTCATAGTTAAGCGGGCTTTAAAAGCCGGAAAGTATGCGATCTTTGCCGATTGTGGACTAGGGAAAACATTAATGCAACTTGAATGGGCTAACCAGGTGAGCAAACACACAAATAAGCCTGTATTAATTCTGGCTCCTTTGGCTGTTTCGGGGCAAACCATAAAAGAGGCTGCCAAATTTAATTTGCATTGTGAGAAATTGAAAAGCGATGTTTTTGGATTTGGTGTGTACATATCCAATTATGAGCAACTGGAAAATATTGATTGCAGCCAGTTTTCGGGCGTGGTGTTAGACGAAAGCAGTATTTTAAAAAACTTTGAAGGGGCAACAAAACAAACGATTATAGATAATTTTTCCCATACTCCTTATAAACTAGCATGTACAGCAACGCCAAGCCCGAACGACCCGATGGAACTTGGTAACCATTCAGAATTTTTGGATATAATGAGCAGAAATGAGATGCTTGCAATGTATTTCGTGCATGATGGTGGCGAGACTGCAAAATGGAGACTGAAAGGACATGCTACAAAGTTATTTTATCAGTTTGTAGGTAGCTGGGCGATAATGTTAAACAAGCCTCAAGATATAGGATTTGAAATGAATGGCTACGATTTACCAAAGTTAAATATCTTGGAAAATCAAATCATAACTTCAAAAAGAGACAATGGCAGACTATTTAATGACATGTCAATATCAGCTACAAATTTCAATGAAGAATTGAGATTAACAAAAATAGAAAGGATAGATGAAGTTGTAAGTATTATAAATTCAAAGCCAGATGAGAATTTTATCATCTGGATAAAGCAAAACGAAGAAGGCGAGTTACTTAAAAAGCTACTGCCTGATGCAGTAGAGGTTAAAGGTAGTGATAGTAACGAATGGAAAAAGGATAAATTATTAGGATTCGCAAATAATGAATTTAGGATTCTAATAACTAAAACCAAAATAGCAAGTTTTGGAATGAACTATCAAAATTGTAATAATCAAATATTTGCAAGTTTAGATTTTTCATTTGAGGGATTATACCAAGCGATCCGTCGATCTTATCGCTTTGGTCAGAAAAACGAAGTAAACATCTACCTTATTACAACGGATACGATGGCAAATGTGAAACAGTCAATAGATCATAAACAAAAACAATTTGAAATTATGCAAGATGAAATGAGCAAGGCAATTAATGCCAACTTAAACAATCAAATGATTCAAATTTCCAACTATGATACCAAGGAGGAAAAAAACGAATGGTACAATATTAAGCGTGGTGATAGTTGCCAACTAATCAAAGCAATTGACAGTGAAAGTATAGGATTGTCAGTGTTTTCTCCACCGTTTGCGGAGCTTTACACGTATTCCAGTCATATTGAGGATATGGGTAATTCAAAGGATTATACGGAGTTCTTGCAGCAGTTTAATTACTTGGTTGTCGAGTTGTACCGGATATTAATGCAGGGTAGAAATGTAGCTGTACATTGTATGGACTTGCCAATACAAAAAGGCAAGGAAGGATTTATAGGGCTAAGGGATTTCAGCGGTATGATAATAAGAGCTTTTGAGGATGCTGGCTTTATTTATCATTCAAGGATTACAATTTGGAAAGATCCAGTTGTGGAAATGCAAAGAACAAAAGCACTTGGATTACTTCATAAGCAAATCAAAAAGGATAGCACCATGAGCCGGGTGGGAATACCTGATTATGTATTAGTATTTCGCAAGGATGGCGAAAGAAATGATCCGGTTACTAATACTGATTTACCAGTTGATTTATGGCAAAAATATGCATCTCCAGTATGGATGGATATTGATTACGGTGATACATTACAGGGCTTTAGAAACGGAAGGGAAGAAAACGATGAAAAACACATTGCGCCTCTTCAATTGCCGACAATTGAGAGAATTATTCATCTTTATAGCAATAAAGGAGATACAGTTTTTACCCCTTTCCTTGGCATTGGATCAGAAGTTTACCAGGCTGTTAAAATGGGCCGTAAAGGAATTGGTTTTGAGCTTAAAGAATCCTACTTCGATTTAGCAAAGAAAAACATACAGGCGGCGGTTGAGCAAAAGTCACAGTTAGCACTATTCTAATGAAACAAACCGCTGGTATTTGCAGGGAGATTTTAGGGCCGGTAATAATTGAAAAGGCAAACAGCTATTTAGTAACCTCTTCCGGCACGGGTATTAAATAATGTCTGCAATTGTAGCCGCCTCTATACGTAAAAATATTGCTGCTGTTGGTACCTGGGACTTTACCGTCCCAGGTACTTAAGTTACCCCAGGATTCAACTTCTTTACGGGTAAAGTATTTACCCGCACGGGAGGCGCAAAACGGCCTAGAATCGCTTATAACGGTGCCGGCGTAAAGATAATTATCCATATCCAAGTCGGCCGCCACCATTTGCATGTAATTACTGCTAAATTGGTTCATGCTATCCGTTGCGACCTGGTGAATATATCGCTCTAAAGTGCCTAGTCTTTTATCATCTCCTTTTATAAACAGTCTTAGTTGTTCCTTAGTCTTTTTAAGGCTGCTTTGCCCGGCTATGTTTTGCCGCAAAATATCCCTTAGTTTGTCGGTAAAGTTGGCATTAACGCCCGCATCTGTAAGACTGTTAATAGTATTCGATATGGTAACCTTTGCAACTTCTTTATAGGCTGCTTTATCAGCAAAATCAAGGGCCAAATTTTGAAAGTATAGGTTTATCGCATCTTGAAGACTGTTAAATTCCCCGGTAAAGTCCTTAACTGACGACACATAACCGGCATCGATAAGGTACTTTTCAATGGTCTTTTGGATTTCTGTAATGCGGGAGATATTTTCAACGGATAAAAGCCCGTTTTTCTGTTTTAAGGAAGCCAGCCATTCAATTAAATCATCATAAACGCTGTTTTGAACAGTTCCCGATTGTTTTCGGATCTTTTCGACCGCATCATCCAGTATTTTATCCAGCGTTGTTATTAACTCCTTGGCCGTCATAGATTGATACGGTATTTTTTTGTATTTCCTTCATTTTTTCGGATGCGTAGCTGGATAACTTAGCCATTTGTTTTGACAGATCTAAAAAATAAAAGTTTGCATCCTCACTCATTGCCCTGGTAACAAAAGGCATAATATTGCAGCTAATAATAAAGTCCTCCCATGTGCAGCCTTTGGAACTAAACTCTAATGTTTTCGCCTCTGTTGTTTTCCCTGGCAATGGATCGAGTTTGTTGATTAGTTCCACCAGCCTATAATCGTCTGATTCATCCCCAAATTGAGCTTCAGCTATATCGCACTCCATCGCAGCAGTGATTGCTGGGTTTGCGCTGGCCTCTTTCAGGGTTTTAAGTAGGTCTATTTGCACTTCAGAACCTAAAACGTTGAACATATCAGGCAATGTAATTGTTGGCAACGCCTCATTAATTGCGTTTTCGTCCGTCACATCCGGGTACATGTACCGAAATGTATAATAATACAGAGGATATAGGTTGTTATCTACAGCATCATTAGCCACTTTTTCACAGTACGCAAACAACTCCTGCCTGTCCACTACTTTAGCTACTCCGCTTTGCTCCTCTGGTGTTTCGGTCAATATGGCCATGTGAACGGCTCTTTTGCCCGATTTTATCAAGCTGGCGATTTTCTTTTCAGTAAAATCCAGGGTTTCAATTGGCCGTTCAAAATACCCTCCCGGAGGCATTGGCATTGAGGTAAAGTCCGAGGCTCCTGCCTTAGCAACCGGTTTAACTACCTTTACACCAAAAGGAGTGCGTAAAGATACCTTGCCGGTACCGGAGCAATTACCGCAGGCTATTTGCTTAATTGGGTCGGTTCCTCCCTTTATTCCTGACCCCTTACAAACTTTACAGTCGTTGTCTGCAATCTCCCATTTTTCAGGGTGCAAATGCAATGCCTCATTAACTTGCTGGTCGGAGTATAGATTTATTGCATAATTACACGCAGGTAAAAC